GGCGTGGAGCACTCTATTCCGCCCGATGACGATGTGCAGAGCCAGTTCGTCACCCTGCCCCAAAAGGAAGGGAGCCTTGACCAGTCCAGCGAATACCACGAATACAACCCTGACCTGCGGGTGGAACAGAACCACAAGGCTGTGCAGGATATGCTGAACCTGTTCAGCTTCAAGTGCGGCCTGGGCTGTCATCGGTACAACTTCGAGCTGGGCAATGTCACCACGGCCACCGAGTACAACGGCAGCCGTCAGGATCTGGTGGCCAGCGCCAATAAGAACCAGATTCCCATCGAGGGAGCGCTGGTGGGCATCGTGCGGGCCATCCTGTGGGCAGCAAAGAACCTGCAGGGGGCGGCGGTGGACCCCGAAACGCCCATCTCTGTGGACTGGGACGACAGCTACATCACCGATGCCGAGACCCGGATGAGCCAGATGCGGGACGATGCCCTGAGCGGCCTTTTGCCCCGGTACAAGTATCTGTCTGCCCGGTACGGGGTCAGTGAAGAGGATGCCCGCAAGCTGGCACAGGAAGCCGCTGACGAAAACAAGCAGCCTGAGTTGAGCTTCGGCGGTGGCGGCTGATGCTGGCCCCGGACTATCTCGACCACGCACCCGACCGACTGGTGCTGCTCTGGCAGCAGGTCGAGGACGATATCCTGCGGGACGTGGCCCGGCGCATCTCCAAAATGGACACCCTGACCCCCACGGCCAACTGGCAGCTTTGGCGGTATGAACAGACCGAAGCCCTCCGGCAAGACGTGGTGAAGAAACTGGCCCGCTACACCGGCAAGAGCGAAGCCGAGATCCGGCGGCTCATGCAGGAAGCGGCCACCCGAGCAATGGAAGCCGAGGACGAGATTTACTACCACTACGGCAAGGAGCCCACACCCTTTGCCGACAACGCCACCCTGCAGGCCCTGCTCAACGCAGGCTACCAGCAGACGGCGGGAACTTTCCACAACTTAACTGCCACCACGGCCAACACCGTCAGCGGCCAGTTTGAAGCCTCCCTCGACCGCGCCCATCTCAAGGTGAGCAGCGGTGCGTTCGACTACAAGAGCGCCATCAAGAGCGCGGTGGACAGTCTGGCCGACACCATGAAGTACGTCACCTACCCCACCGGCCACACCGACACGCTGGAAGTTGCCGCCCGCCGGGCGGTGCTGACTGGCGTGAATCAGACCGGTGCAAAGCTGCAGGTGGCCCGGGCCGATGAGATGGGGGTTGAGTTCTTCGAGACCACGGCCCACGGCGGGGCCCGGCCTTCCCACGCTGAGTGGCAGGGCAGGCAGTTCCACCGGGGCGGCGCTGTGGACTACATGGGCAAGCATTACCCGGACTTCGAGGCCGCCACCGGCTACGGCACCGGAGCAGGGCTGTGCGGCTGGAACTGCCGTCACACCTTCTTTTCCATCTTCCCGGAGCTGGGTCCCGCACCCGCCTGGACACAGGCAGACCTGGAAGCCCTGAACGCCCGGGACATCGAGTACAACGGCGGCAAGTACACCCGGTACGAGATCAGCCAGATGCAGCGGGCCCGGGAGCGCACCGTGCGCAAGTACAAGCGCCGGTATCTGGCTGAGGATGCCGCTGGGGCCGACACCACCGCCAGCGCGGTGAAGCTCCGGCAGGCCCGTCAGGAGCTGTCTGACTTTATCAGCGCCACCGGCGGCAGGGCGGACAGCGCCCGCACCAGCGTGGCAGGCTTTGGCAGGAGCGAGGCGGGCAAGGCCAGTTATACAGCCCGAAAGCAGGAACGTTTTGATTCTGCAAATGTGGAATTGCAACAGATGCGTGAAGCTGGTACAATAAAGGCGAAAGGCAAGTTGATTGAATCGCCGCCTGCACCCAATGAAATCAACTTTGCGAGCGAACACGTTCTGCAGCGCTGGGCAGAACGTGGCATGGGGCCGATGGATGCCGAACGCATTATCCGCTCTTCCAAAGTCGCAATGTCCCAGCGTAACGGAACACAGACCTGTTACTATTCCGAGTATGGTTTTGTTGCCATTGGGCAGAATGGCAATGTTTCCAGTATCGGGCCGCTGGATGAGGGCGGTCAAAAATTGATGGAGGTGGTTAAGAAGCATGGTATTCCGCACTAACGATACAGCAAAGCCGGAAGAATGGTTTTGCCCTATCTATAACCGCAAAATCGACTGCGGTTTGTGCTTTGAGGTCTCCAATATTGGCGATGATACTCTTTGCCTGAAGGGTGACGATAAGCCACCTTGCAATTGGGCAGAAGCCCATAAAACCTGCCTTAATTGTCCCCGTTATGCCGACTGGGACTGACCAAACCTAATACCGCAAGCGTCTTTGCCCAGCCGGGCAGGGGCGCTTTTTTCATGCCGTCTTAGCTCATTCTGGAAGAGCGCCGGTCTCCAAAACCGGAAGCGGGAGGTTCGATGCCTCCAGACGGTGCCATCGCAGAGGGCAGTGCGTACCCTGCCCACAGCCAAACACGGACGGAGAACCGTGTCACCAAACCGTGGTTTCACCAACAGAAAGGAGTTTTTCCACCATGAAGCGTGAAGACGTGAAGAACAAGATTCCCGGCATTACCGAGGAGCAGCTGAACTGGATCATGGCCGAGAACGGCAACGATGTCAACCGGGAAAAGACTGCCGCCGAACAGTACAAGACCCAGCTGGAAAACACCCAGGCTCAGCTCAAGACCGCCCAGGACGGCCTTGCCGCCTTTGACGGCAAGAAGAAGCCCGAGGAGTACGAGGCCGAACTGGCAAAGCTCAAGGGCGATATGCAGGCTCAGGCTGAGGGCTTTGCCTTTGACAATGCCCTGAACACCGCCATTCTGGGAGCCAAGGGCCGCAGCGTCAAGGCGGTCCGGGCACTGCTGGATCTGGATGCCCTCAAGGGCTCCAAGGACCGTTCCACCGATATCTCCAAGGCTCTGGAAGAAGCCGCCAAGGCGAACCCCTGGGCCTTTGGCGAGGCGGAAGAGGGCGGCACTGGTTCCGTTCACGTTTCCAGCGGCAAAGAGCACGGCACCCCGCCCGCCGGGGACGTTGACCCCGTGACCGCTGCCTTCAAGGCGATGAACCCCGATATCAACATCGAATGAGAGAAAGGATATTCTTATGGCACATGAAGCACAGGTCCGCTATTCCAATCTGGTTGACCTCAAGCTGCGCAAGACGCTGGTGAAGAAAGTCGGCGTGATTTGCAACAACCGCTATGAGGGCAGTCCCAAGGCAGGTTCTGTCAAGGTCCCTGTCCGCGACACCGAGGTGGTGGTGAACGACTACGACAAGGTCAAAGGCGCAAAGCAGACCAGCGGTGACACCACCTATCTTACCGTCAACATCGACCACGACAAGGCCGTGAATGAGATCATCGACGGCTTTGACGCGGAGAGCGTCCCCGGTGATCTGGTGGCCGACCGTCTGGACAGCGCCGGCTATTCTCTGGGCCTGCAGATGGATTCGGACGGTTCCGTAGAGCTGACCACCGCAGGCACTGCCTTCGGCAATACCACCGCCCTGACCGAAAAGACCATCTACGCCAACATCGTGGATGCACGCACCCAGCAGTCCTCCATCGGAGTGCCCACCGCAGGCCGCTGGCTGCTGGTCTCCCCGGACACCTACGGCCTGCTCCTGAAGAGCCCCGAGTTCATCAAGGCCTCCGACCTGGGCGACGCGGTCGTCCAGACTGGCGCTGTGGGCAAGATCGCAGGCTATACTGTTTTTGAGGACTCCACCCTGGGTGAGAACGTGGAGTACGTAGCCGGTCATCCCAACTGGTTCGCCGTCATCGAAGAGTGGGCCGTTCCCGTCCATCTGCAGGACCTCTCCGGCTCCGGCGACTTTATCGGCGCATCTGCCGTGCAGGGCCGCAAGGTCTACGCCTACAAGGTCACCAAAGGCCAGACCATTCTGGTCAAGAAGAAGGCGGCAGCATAAGGAGGCCCTCATGCTTTACTGCACCTACGAACAGTATCAGACAGCGGGCGGCACGCTGGACGAGGCCGCCTTTGATACGCTGTGTGCCCGGGCTTCCCGGCTCATCGACCGGCACACCTTTGGCCGGGCAGAGCCCCACGCCGGGGCCTGTGCCGGGTGCGCCGCCCTGCTGGCCGATGCCTGCGTCCAGATCGTCGATGCCATGAGCGCCGCACAGAGCGCCTGTGCCGTGCCCGGGGCTTCCAGCGTGTCCAACGATGGCTACTCTGTCACCTTTGCCAGCGGGGCACTTTCCGAGCGGCTTGCAGCGGAAGCGCAGGGCATTCTCTCCAACGCGCTGGGCAGCGACCCCCACGGCCTGCTGTATCGGGGGTGTTTCTGAGATGCAGTGCAGCGTCACCGTGGTCAACCTCATCCACGACACCGCCACTGAGACCGACCGGCCTGTCTGCCATGTCATCCCCGGCTGCAGCTGGCGGGAGAAGCTGGACACCTCCGGCGGCGACCCCCAGCGGACGGTGCACATCCGGCTGCCCCCTGCCGCCGGGTATCTGCCCTATTTCCAGTGGGCAAAGCTCCCGCCCGGGGAAAAGGCGGCACACTGGACGCTCAAGCGGGGCGGCAAGCTCATCTGCGGCGCTGTCCGCAGCCTGACCGAGGCCGAGTATGCCGCCCTCGAGAAAACACACATCTGCTGCACGGTGGCGGCGGTCTCCGACAACCGGGAACCGCTGCTGCCGCATTTTCATGTAGAGGGGAGCTGAGGAAATGAGTGCACCCGTTATTGACCTGAAGCTCAGGTTCCGGCCCGGCTTTCAGGCCGAAATGGACAAAGGCTTCCAGAAGGTCCAGTATGCGTTCTCACAGCAAGTTGCCAAAGCTGTGGATCCTTATGTACCCTTCGATACCGGCACGCTGAAGAACAGCGTCAACCAGGCATCCGACTTCAAAGGCGGCAAGCTGGTCTATAACACCCCATATGCCCGGCGGCAGTATTACCTGCACACGCAGGGGCAGGGTCTGCATGGGGAGAACCACCTGCGCGGCTCCTACTGGGGCCAGCGGGCCATTGCTGACCACAAAGACGAACTGATCCAGTTCGCCAAAAACGCCGCCAGGAAAGAGCTGGGAGGTGGAACGTAATGCCCAAAGCGTCCATTACGGCCCTGCGGGACTGGCTCAAGACCTGTCCACTCATTGCCGAGGAGCAGGATGCCACCGGTGCGGCCTTCCGCCTTGCCGGACTGGAAGAGGAAGCCACCGCTTTTTCCATTGAGGACAGCCCCACCGACCCCATTGTGGAAAGTTACATCTCCGGGCGGGATCTGGCGAAGAACTACCTCTTCCTGTCCCGAAGGGAGTTCGGGGAGACCGATGTGCTCACCATTGAGAACAGCGGCTTCTTTGAACAGCTGGCCGACTGGGTAATGGAACAAAATGACTGCGGCATCCTGCCTGATCTGAGCAAATGCGGGCACGGCAAGGAAGCCCAGAGCATTGAAGTCACCTCCACCGGCTACATCGTCACCGACGGCTCCGGAAGCTGCAAAATGCAGATGCAGCTCCGGCTCGTCTACTATCAACCCAAACTTTGAAAGGAGACCATCCTATGACTGTTTCCGAAACCCTGGCCGCGCTCAAGACCAAGAAGGGCATCGTGCCCAGCGCGGACTACACCGGCACCGAAAAGGCCGATGATTTCATCTTTGCGATCCAGACCGATGCCTCCACCCAGACCAAGGAGAGCGACTGGATCGTGTTTGCAGAGCGTGTCAAGGAGCACTCTGGTGCACTGAACGCTTCCACCGAGGACGTGCCCTATATCCGCGCAGGCACTGTCACCGAGAAGGGTGAGACCCAGCGCACCTTCTCCCTGAACGGAAACCGCTGCGTGGGCGACCCTGCGCAGGATTTCCTGCTCTCCCACAGGATTAAGTTCGGCTCCGGCACTGAGGTGGTTTTCCCCTATATCTACTTCAGCGCAAAGACCGGCAAGGGCGAGAAGGGCGCAGCTGCCTTTATTGTCACTGCCGATGCCAGCGGCTCCGCCAACAACTCCGCAGGTTTTGCCTGCGACGTGAAGGGCGTAGGTGTTCCGGCTGAGTTCAACTACCTGACCGTAGCCGCAGGCTAACCCGATTTTCAATGATCCATACTGCCCTCGTTCCCGGTGAACGGGGGCCCTTTTTGTAACAGGAGGATTCCCCATGACCATCAACGGCATTGAATTTGATTTTTCCACCCTGAACGCCAACGACGTGGATCGGATGCTGGCCGCACAGACCCGGCAGCAGGAACGTGCCCGGACGGAGGGCAGCCGCTACACCCCCGAGAGTGATTACCCTGCCTGGCTGCGCTTCCAGTGCCGCATCTTTATGGACTACCTGGACGAGGTTCTGGGCGAGGGTGCTTCTGAGAAGCTGGGGCTGGACGGCAGCAACTTCAACGCCTGCCTGACGGTCAGCAAGACCTTTGCCGAGGCCATGGCCGCAGAAAAGGCCAGTGTCAGCGCGCTGATCCACCCCGCCGAGGAGCGTGCACAGGTTTCGGCAGCGCAGGCCATCCCCGCCCCCATGAACCGTGAGCAGCGCCGGGCCGCAGTCAAGGCACATCCCGCCGTGGTGGATTTCCGGGCACAGGAAGCGGCAAAAGCCGCCCGCCGTGCCCAGCTGAAGGCAGAGCTTGAGGCACTGGACAATGCATGACCTGCTGACGGACACCCTGCCCACCGAGTGGGAGGGCCGCGCCATCGACCCTGACTTCCGGCCCATGATCTGGCTGCTGATCCGCACCCGCCGCGCCAAAACCGACGAGGACAGCGCCCGGATGATTTGTGAAGCCGTTCAGCGGTTCTTTGTAGAGCCGGTGCCCGGAGTGCAGTACCAGGAAGCCTTTGAATCTCTGGTGCGCTTCTGCCAGGGCGGCGGCCCCGAGGACGAGGAGCGCACCGGGACTGGCAGCAGCAGCGACCCACAGGACGAGCCTGTGCTGGACTACCGGTGCGATTCCGACTACATCGTGGGGGCCTTTCAGCAGGCCTACGGCATCGACCTGACCGCCGACAAGGTACACTGGTGGCGCTTCAAAGCACTGCTTCATGCCCTGCCGCCGGAAACGCCGCTGGGCAAGATCGTTGAGATCCGGGGCAAGGACACCTCCTGCATGGACAGGGCCGACCGGGACTACTACGAGACCCTGAAAGAGTGCTTTGCCCTGCCGGATGGACTGAAGGGGGTGAAGCGGAACGAGACCCTGCAAGAGCACGAGGACGCTTTCCTCGACCGCTTCGGTTGATTCCCGCGCCCCGGTGCCCTGCCCCTTCTGCGGCAGAGCGCTGCCCGTGTGGGCGGCTCCCGAGGCCTGCGCCCACGGTTTGTGGGTAAAATGCAAAAACCCCGCATGTAAGCGGGAGGTAGAAATCAAGTTATAGCAGCCTGTGCCCCTGTGCCCGCGCTCCGAATGAGAGGTGGACACAGTGGCATTTGATTTTAGCGTTACCGGCAACACCAAGTTGGACACCAGCGGCTTCACGCAGGGTGTCAGCAGCATGACCGTCGCCGCCGGAACGCTGATCGCAGACCTGGTAAAGACGGCTAGCAGCCAGCTGACGAATCTTGCCCAGAGCGCGATCCGGAACGGCTCCGTCTACGAGACATCTCTTGCCAAAGTCGGGACCATCGCCGATCTTGGCAAGCTTTCGATCCAGAAGCTGGGCAGTCAGATCACGGACATGTCCAACACCATGGGCATTGCGGCCACGGATATTGCCGAGGCTACCTACCAGGCCATCAGCGCCGGGCAGGACACGGCCAACGCTGTGGAATTTGCAGGCCAGGCAGCGAAACTGGCAACCGCCGGTTTTACCTCCACGACCTCCGCCGTGGATATCCTGACCACTGCCCTGAACGCCTACGGCTTGAGCGCCGACCAGGCGACCCACGTTTCGGATGTGCTGCTGACCACCCAGAACCTGGGCAAAACCAGCGTGGACGAGCTTTCTTCCAGCATGGGCAAAGTCATTCCGCTGGCCGCAGCTTACAACGTCAGCGTGGAAAACCTGTCCAGCGGTCTGGCCGTGATGACCGCAAACGGCATTGCCACCGCTGAGGCTACCACCTACACCAAATCCATGCTGAACGAGCTGGGCGACACCGGGTCCAGCGTCGGCAAGATTTTACAGCAGCAGACCGGCAAGAGCTTTGCCCAGCTGAACGCCGAGGGTAAAAGTCTGGGCGATGTGCTGCAGATCCTCTACGACAGCGTAGGTGGTGACAGCACCGCCTTTGCCGGGCTATGGTCCAGCGTGGAGGCTGGAACCGGCGCTCTTTCGCTGGCATCGGGCGGCGCGGACAAATTCAACGGCGTGCTGGCCCAGATGGTGGACAGTGCAGGAGCGACCGACACCGCCTACCAGACCATGACTGACACCTTCCAGCACAGCATGGAAAGCCTCCAGACAACGGCAGAGAACCTGAGCATTGACCTGTTCGAGGCCATGGAGCCGGGCCTGATGGAAGCCGCCAACTGGGGCACCGACTGCCTGAATACCCTGACGAGCGCTCTGAATGAGGGCGGCCCGGCAGCCATGCTGGACGCAGCCAGCGGCATTCTGGAAAATCTGACCGCAGGTGTTGTTCAGAAGATTCCCGGGCTGGCATCGGCAGCAACACAGGTCACCACCAAGCTGGTGCAGTATCTGGCTGACCATCAGGACGAGATCTTCGATGCAGGCATCCAGCTGCTGGAACAGCTCATCATCGGCATCACCGACAACCTGCCCCAGCTGATCACAGCAGCAGCGGAATTGATTGCAAAGTTCTCTGCCGCGCTGATCTCCCATCTGCCCGACCTTCTGAACTGCGGTGCGGCTCTTCTGACCACACTGGTAGACGGCATTCTCCGCAGCATTGAGAATCTGGGCGAAGCTGCCCTTGCCTGCATCGCCAAGCTGACCGGCGTGTGGGACGGCAGTATGGATGATTGGGGCCACATCGGCGAGAACATCGTCACTGGCCTGCTGAACGGCATCACTGGGATGTGGGACACGCTGGTGTCCACAGTCAAGGGCAAAGTCAACGGCATGGTGAGCACCGTCAAGAACGTGCTGGGCATCCACTCGCCCTCGAAGGCGTTCACTGAGATCGGCGAGAATGTCACGCAGGGCCTTGTCAATGGCATCAACACCGGTGCCCCAGCGGCAGAGCAGGCCATCCAGAACATCGCCCAGACCCTCAGCGACTACGGCCCGGATTTTGCCACCGTAGGGGCCACCATCACAGAGCAGCTCCGCACCAAGCTCACCGAGGGCTGGGCGCAGATCCAGTCTGACATCCAGACGGATGCGCTGGGGGCCATCGAGACGCTGGCAACGGCCCTCAAGGATGGAGACCTCGAGAGCTTGGGCCTGTGGGCGGCCAGCTACTTCTGGCAGGCCTGCACCAAGGAGCAGCAGAGCCAGATTCAGGCCGTAGCCATGGGGGCCCTGAACCAGCTGGGCAGCGCCCTTTCCGGCGTGTTCGGGAACCTGAGCCAAATGGCCATGTGTCTGGTGGCGCAGTTCGTGCCCGCCGCAGCCAGCGCAACCACGAGCCAGATCGCCCTGAACACCGCCATGGACGCAAACCCCATCCTCTTTGTCATCTCCCTCATCGGGATGCTGGTGGGTGCGCTGTTGAACTTCTCCAGCAAAAACAAGGATGTGGCCAACGCTTTCCAGAATGTCTGGGCGGGCGTTGAGGACTTTATGAGCTACATCTTCGAGGGCCTGATGCGCATTGTGGCGGCGGGCATCGAGGGCTTTGTCATCCTCATCAACGGCCTCATCGGCCTGTATAACTCCGTGGCGTGGCTCTGGGGCGACCATGTGGATTACATCAGCAACCCGGCATGGGACTACGCCAACCAGATCGCTGCCGACCGCAAGGCCCGGCAGGCCGAGCGAAAAAAGCAGCAGGAAGCTGCCAACAACCCCAGCAGCTCCGGCACTTCCACCAAATCCCAGAAGGTCATCGAGAGCATGACCGACACCAGCAAGACCACCAGAGCAGACGGCAGCACCGTGACCACCAAAGTGCTCACCGAGAAGCTGCAGGATGAGACCGGCAAGATCACCCAGCGGGTGACCAAGACCGTCACCGAGGCAGGTACCAAGCTGATGGACGGCGTGGAGCGCTCCTACAAGACCGTGACCACCTATGTGGACGGCATCCAGACAAAGGTGGAGCGCAGTTTGGATGACATCGCTAAGACCACCACAGGCACAAAACCCGGCTCCACCACGCCGACGGCCCCCACCCCGGACAAAGACCTGACCGACGCTGTGGAGGCCAACACCGAGGCCCTGCTGGCCGCGAACTCAAAGCTGGCTGAAATGGTGCGGCAGGCCAATTCTCTGGTGCTGTCGGACAACATGGCCATCTCTCGCAGTGTGGCCGCTTCCGGCACGGCACAGGTGGCCGCAGCCGCCAACCAGTACCACCGGGAGGGCGACACCAACATCACCCAAAATATTTACAGCAAGGCCCAGACGGCGGCAGACCTCCAGCGGGAAGCACGCTGGGAAGCCGACCGGGCCAAGGCCCAGAAACGATGAAAGGAGGGCTCCACAATGCCATTCAGAAAAGACCATTTGCAGCTGGTCACGGATGCCGGGGCCACTCTCGACATCGGGTGGGACTACGGCACGCCCTACTCCCTCGACCCCATCAACGGCGTAGATGTAAATCTGCAAAAGGCGCAGGGAGTGAACCAGATCGGTGAAACGGTGGAGCGCCAGAGCGTGGCCGGGGTGAGCCGTGAACTCATTATCCACTGCCACAGCCCCCACGGCGACGCGGATGCGGAATTACTGCTGGAAAAGCTGCCCTATTTCACCAGCGGCACAATGTACTTCGAGGATAGATTCTTCTGCCGTTTCGTGCTTTCCAAGACCCCCTACACAAAGAGCATCCACCCCTACCCGGTGCTGGACTTCATGCTCTTCTGCCCGAAACCCTTCTGGTACAACTTGCAGGCTCAGAGCTTCTGCATCAACGGCTTTGTGCCATCGTTCAGGCTGCCCATCAATTACAGCACGCCTCACCGGTTCGGCGTGCGCACCTCCGTCGGCTGGCTGAACGCGGTCAACCCCGGGGCGCTGGCGGTGCCCTTTACGGCCACCCTCAAGAGCGACGGCGCTGTGGTCAACCCGTGCGTGCTGAACATCGCCACCGGCCAGAGCATCCGCATCCTGACCACCCTGACCCCCGGGCAGGTCATCGAGATCTACCGCACCACCACCGACAAGCTGGCGGTCAAGCGGACGGAGGACGGCACGGAGGAGAACATCTTCTCCCTGCTGGATGAGGATAGCGACCTGCTGGAGCTGGCCCCCGGAGACAACCTGCTCAAGGCCACCGCCGACAGCGGCGAGACCAGCCTGCAGGTGACGGTGCGCTTCTATCCCATGGTTTCGGGCATTCTGCCGGAGGTGATCTCGTGACACTGGACGTTTTGGATGAGCTGACCCTCGCCCGGCTGGGCCGGGTGGAGGTGTGGGTGAGCCTTTACTGGGACGAGCCCTACAACACCGAGGGCGAGTTCACGCTGGAGGTGCGCCCCACCGAGGAGAACCTCGCTCTTCTCCGGGAGGGCCGCTGGCTGCGCCGCAGTGACGGCGATGTGCCCATGCGCATCTGCCACCGGAGCAACGAGAACACCGACAGCAATCTGGTGGTCACCGGCTTCCCGGGGACGTGGATCTTCACCAAGCGGGCCTGTACCAGCATCGTGAAGAATGAGAACGCCGAAGCCGCCATGCGCAGACTGGTCAGTGCCATGCAGCCATGGCCCAAGCTGGAGCTGGGTGCTGCTGTGGGCTTCGACACCACCTACACTGCACAGACCTCCGGCGGCAGCATCATGGACTACCTGACGACCATCGGCGCGGCCTGCGACCTGGGCTTCCGGGTGCGGCTGGCAGGCAAGAACGCAGACAAGAAGCTGCTGTTCGAGGTCTACCGGCCCACCGCTGACCCAAACCACAAGTTCAGCACAAAGTGGGGCAACCTGCAGCAGGCTGCGTGGGCCTTTGGCGACAGCGACTACGCTAACGTTGCCATCGTGCAGGGCGCTGGCGAGGGCGAGGCCCGGGCCACCGTGACCGTGGGCCTGACCGATGCCACCGGTGCCGACCGGCGGGAGCTGTATGTGGATGCCCGGGACGTGCAGCCGGACGAGGAAAAGGGCGAGACCGCCAAAAGCCAAGCCTACCTCGAGCGGCTCATGGCCCGGGGCACCAACAAATTGTTGGAACAGCTCCGTACCGGCAGCATTGAACTGACCATCGATGCCGAGGGCCTTTCCCCTGGGGATGTGGCCTACTGCACCATCCCGGAGCTGGGCTACAAGGCCACCGTCCGGGTGGCCGATGTCATCACACAAAGCCAGAGCGACAGCACCACCCGCACCGTGCGGCTGGGTACGCCGGTCTGGCGCAAGCTGAAGGAGATGATCTTTTGAGTAAAATTGTACTTTATCCCGCTAACGGGTTCGACTTCGATGCCGCAGACGTGGCGGCCTACCTTGCGGGCCTCACCAGCGGCGCGTTCAGCGGAGATGAGGACTTCCCGGTGACAGCCACAGGCGGGCTGAAGGTCACCGTGGGGGCGGGACGTGGCTGGGTGCACCCCAGCCGCTTCACCGGCTACTCCATCACCAAGCGGGAGGCCGACACCCTGACCATGCCGCTGGCTGACCAGTCTCTCCCCCGCATCGACCGTATCGTCATGCGCTATGATGCCGGTGCCAGAGCCGCCAGCCTGCAGGTGCTGCAGGGCACGGCATCCAGCACACCCACGGCCCCCGCCATCTCCCGCACCGAGCTGATCTACGACCTCTGCCTTGCCGAGATCACCCGCCCGGCAGGCTCCACCAGCATCTCTACGGGCCAGATCACTGACACCCGGCTGGACGAGGCACTCTGCGGCATCGTGCGGGACGGTGTGACCGGCATCCCCACCGACGAGCTGCTGGCCGCTGCCAGGGAGCGCATCAACGCACTGGAGGAGAAAGCTACCAGCAGTGCCGCTGCCGCCAAGGACAGCGCGGAGGCAGCCAAGAGCAGCGAGACCAAGTCCGCCGCCAGCGAGAAGGCAGCCAAGACCAGTGAGACCGCCGCCAAGCAGGCCCTGCAGGACACAGAGACGGAGCACACTGCCGCCTTGCAGGCCATCGTTCAGGCCCGCACCACGGCCCTGAACGACGTGGCGGCCTCCACCAAGACGGCTACCACTGCGGCAAAAACTGCCACCCAGCAGGCCACCGCCGCTGCGGGGAGCGCTTCCACCGCCGCTACCAAGGCCGGGGAAGCATCCACCAGTGCGGGGGCGGCAAAGGCCGATGCCGACCGGGCGGAGAAAGCCAGCACCAACGCGGCCAATGCGGCCACCAATGCCGTGAAGCAGGCCAAAGAAGCCGGAACCTTTGATGGTCAGTCGGCCTATGCGCTGGCTGTTCAGCTGGGGTACACCGGCAGTGAAGCCGCTTGGATCGCCAGCCTGAAAGGCGCAAAGGGCGACAAAGGAGATACCGGTGCGCAGGGCCCCAAGGGCGAAACCGGAGCCACTGGACCACAGGGGCCGCAAGGGCCTACCGGTGCAACTGGAGCCAGAGGTCCCACAGGCGCGACCGGCCCGCAGGGCCCGGCGGGTGCTTCGGCAGTAGCAGCCAGCGGCAGCAACTGGGTGAGATTTTCAGATGGTACGCAGATATGCTGGGGAACCAATTACAGTGGGAGAGTGGGTTTTCCTGTGTCTTTTGCTAATACAAATTATACACCTATTGGGTCACTGGATACTCAGTATCCTGGGAACTATAATTTTGGTTTTGAAGACAGTAGTACAACCGACATGCGTATTAACACCTCTGGTGGAACAGTAAAAGTCCATTGGATTGCATTTGGTCGTTGGATGTGAGGTGAACGCAAATGGAGATCAAACCCGGAGCAAAAATCCCGAAGCCGGTTATCACGCAGGAAGAATGTGATGCCTATTCTGCCGTTGTGGAAGCCATTACCGCCCACAATGCAGCGGCTACCGTGGGCGAGGCCCTGTGGAGCATGGACGACCAGCCGGAGGCCTACGTTGTGGTGGAGGCTGGCACGCAGCCAGACCCTGCCGATGCACCGAAGCCGACCCCTACACTGGAGGAGCGGCTTGTGGCGGTGGAAGCTGCCCAGGCAGATGCGGATGCGCTGAACGTTGACCAGGCCTACCGGCTGACGCTTTTAGAGCTTGGAATCACGGAGTAAGCCCCTCTGCCAAGAGGATGATAACATTTTAAGATGGGGCACTGCCCCGGAAAGGACAAACCTATGTTGTACCGTACCTGTAAACGCATGATCGAACGCGGCAATCTGGAGGGCATGAGCACCAAGCTGGACGTATTCTACGCCGCCGGCAAGCTGACCGATGACGAGTACAAGGAGCTGACCGAGCTGCTGGCCGAGAAGGAGGCGCAGAATGCCCAGAACAATTCTTGACGTTTCCCGCTGGCAAGGCAGCATCAACTGGGACAAGGTCAAGGCCAGCGGCCTTGTCTCCGGCGTGATGATCCGGGCCATGGGCAACAGCAAAGAGGGCAAGCCCAGCAAGCCCTACATCGACCCCTTCTTTGCCCGCAACTACGCCGAGTGCCAGCGCCTGGGCATCCCGGTGGGCGTGTACGGCTACTTCAAAGCCACCACCAAGGCACAGGCCGACAAGGAGCTGGCCCTGTTCAAGCAGGCGCTGGGCGGCAGGACGTTCCAGCTGCCGGTGGCTGTGGACATCGAGGACAAGCTGCAGGCGGCTCTGAGCAAGTCCGCTCTGACCGACATCGTGGCCCACTGCCTGAGCGTGGTGGAGAGCTGGGGCGTGTACGCCATGCTCTACACCGGTCTGAACTTCGGGCAGACCAACCTTTACATGGGCGGCGCGGCCCTCAAGCCCTACGACGTATGGCTGGCAGCCTATCGCACCAAGAAGCCCACCCCCGGCTGGGCCTTCGGGATGTGGCAGTACACCAGCAGCGGCAAGATTCCCGGCATCGCCAAGGGCGCAGACCTGAGCGTGGCCTACAAGGACTATGCGGGCATCATCCAGCGGGCCGGGCTGGGGCAGATCAGGGGGTGAGACCGATGGCAAGTTATCTGATTTCAGATGCACCATACGCACCCTGGCTCTCAGAGGTTCTAGCTACACTGGAAGAGCACAAGATCGACCGCATCGCCATAGCAGCGCCTCTGGCAGACGGTGAGGTGTTCACGGGGTACTACAACATGAATACCCAAGACAAGGCCCTGCTGGCATCCAATATCCAAGCAGATGCCGTTCTGGATGCGGTGTGTCACAACGGACAGCGCATCCAGCAGGCGTGGGAAGATGACGAGGAGGGGTGAGACCGATGTGGCAGTTTATCACGGAGTATTGGGCCGGGTGGCTCTGTGCTCTGATCGGCGGCGCGATCCTTGCCGCCATCCCCAAGATCAAGGCCCTGTGGGACGCGGTGCTGGCCCTGCTGCACGACCGCATCTATACCGAGTGCTACCGTTTTATGGAGCTGGGGTACATCACCCGCGACGGCCTGCGCAACCTGAATTACCTCTACAAGACCTATCATGTGATGGGCGGCAACGGCACTGGTACGGAATTGTACAAGAGAGCCTGCGCTTTACCCATCCACGACTGAAGAAAGGAACTAACCTATGATGAACAAGAAAATTCCCGCCGCAACCATTGCCCGCACTGTTGTGCTGGCACTGGCCCTCGTCAATCAGTTGCTGAGTGCAGCAGGCAAGCCGGTGCTGCCCATCGACAGCGCCAGCGTGGAACAGTGGGTGACGGCTGGCCTGACCACCGCTGCCGCCATCTGGGCATGGTGGGAGAACAACTCCTTCACCCCCGAGGCCATCCACGCCGATGAGTTGCTGGATCAGATGCAGGGGAAGATTAAGTAAGAGTACATAGCAACAGCCCCGGGGAGCCTGATGGTTCCTCGGGGCTTTTGTCTTTTGGCACGTTTCGGCATATTCCGACGCATTCCGCATTATCCGGCACATTCTGACATTTTCCGGTTAAAGTTGGATGGAAAGGATGTGCAAACAATGCCCGATGTGAAAATTTTGGACTCCCCTGCCCAGCTGGATCAAATTCTCAGGCCACTGGGGATCACTCGAAACTCAAAGAATTACCGCGTTCTCTGCGAATGCGTGGCTCTGATCTGTGAGCAGGAGGACCGGCTGGAAGCCGTACAGAAGGAGATCTATACCCCCATCTCAGACCAGCGGCGCTGCAAGTGGTCCGCCATTCAAAGCGCCGTCCGGCGTGCAGCAGAGAAAGCCTGGGCGCTGAACCCCGAGGGCGTTCAGCAGTTGGCTGGCTATCCGCTGACCGGCGCACCCAGCGCGGTACAGTTCTTGGAGATGCTTTACAATGCCGTGGTGAGGGGGTAA